AGAAGAATATTTGATTACCAAAAGATGCAACAGATCGTGGAGCAAAAGCACCAATGTTATCTGCAATCTTGTTAAAATTAAAAATTAATGGTGTACCAACATAGTCAGCTCTGTAAATAGCTCTTTCCATGAAGATAATACCAAAACTTTCTCCACCAACCATTGCTTGAACTGATCCATGTGTTCCAACAATATCTTGAAAACCAGATTGAGTTGCTTGGCTAGGAGTCCAGGTTGAACTATCATTTAGTCCAGACCACTTTACTCGTTGGTTATAAACAACACTTGATTCCGTTGTGTAACCTGCAAAAACAAAATCTCTTATGATTGCTAAATATTTGGCTTTTAATGTTACACGATCTGAAAAAGCTGTATCTGTTCCTTCTTCAAACTTTTGTATATTGTCTGCACCATTTGTTGCAAGAATGTTTGCACCAAATTGTGTAAAACTCCAAAAATCTCTACTACCTGCTGTTGTTGATCCGTTATATCCACCTGCTTTACTTTTATCTTGAAAGACTAAGTTGCTATCCATTTGATATAACTTACCATTATCACCTGCATAGTTTGTTGTTCCTGAAGCAGAAAAACTTGTAAATAATCCTACTGGTGTTCCAGTTAATCCTGTGCTGCTTAATGCAGTAAAACTAGGAATGCTTTTATATCCTTTTGCTAAAGGAATAACATTATCAACTTTTGTTGCTCCACCATTTTTTAATGTTGGTAAATCTGCCAACAGTTGTCCAAACTCAATCATACAACCCTTCTAGCTGACATTTGCAACGGAGCTGCCGATACACGACCTCTCTGTGCTGACTCGTTTGCTGTTCTAACTCCTTCTTTATAAAGTGATGACCATACAGCCAATCTTTCATCTTGCATTAAAAACGGTGAAGTTTCTGCAAGTGATCCGTATAAATACAAATCAGGAAAATCTGTTAATACATCATTTGTTGTGTTTGAATCTGACAAAGCAGTTGGTCTTTTAAAAAAACCAAGTTCTAAAACATTTGCACTATCTGGCTCATGTCCTAAATATATTTTTTTTCCAACAATCGTATAGTAAACTGGCATACCGCTTCCTTCACCTGCATTATACACACGAAAAAAATCAGCAGGACTCATGTATTGCAACATTGTGTATGGTGATGTTTGCAACATAGCATATCGAAGTTCTAAATATCCTGTTGGTAAATCGTAAGATTGTGTACCTGCAACAGTTGTAATAGAAGTATCGACAGTTTCCATTTCTCGAATGCGTAAATCTCTTGCGTGTCTTGTTTCAGCTAGATCAATAAAAGTATCAATCTGTGAAGTTAAATCATCACGGTTTAAGAAACTTGCAATCTCTGTTTTTAAATTTGCGTATGTATCTAGTGCCATTATACTTTCTTCGGATAAATTTTAAATTTTTCGTTATCAGGATCATTCAGCCATTTAAAAAATCTTTCACGATCTTGTAACTGACCACTCATTGTCATAATCCCTTGTTTTGCTAATTGTTGTACGACTATTAAAGGTAGTGATGCAACTTTATACATCTTTGCATCTTGCAAACCTTTTACTTTATATGCACCTGCGTTTCTTTCTATTTTATTTCTTTCTAAAATTCGTGAAACATCTTGATAGTTTTCGATGTGATATTTTCCTTCACTACTATCAATGTGCATTTTAGTTTTTACTGGTGATTGTTCATTACCAGTAAAATCTATTTTTTTGGTCATACACCTTTTACTGCTGCTGCAATCATTTTATCAACACTATCTTGCATTGATAGTCCTGGATTTTCTGTTCTTCTATAACCAACTTTAAACATACGATCACCACCAGAAGTTGTCTTGCTTTGAGCTTTGCCACTTCCTCGTGAGATAGTCATATTATTTTGATCTCTGTTGTGCATATTCATTGTTTTTGGCATAGAATATTTTTTTATACCTGGTTTAAAAACTTCTGACATTTGTTCCTCTCTATTAATTAAAAGGAGCAGGTAAAGACCTGCTCCTAATCAACACATTATGTGTTTAAGTTAAATATACCGTCGTTATCACCTGTTTTTGATAATTCTTGTGTTTCAAACGGTCTTAGGAATGCAACTTCCCAAGTGTCCATTTGTAGAATATCAACTCTAGTGTCTAGTGAATGTCTATCAGGGATAAAGCTTACTTCACCAAAGTCTGAAACATATACATCTACTGCACCGATAACTGTCATATCGTCTGCATTTTTGTATTGTGTTGCAACTCCGTTAAAAGCTGAAGCTAATACTTTATTACCTGGACTCATCAATACCGTGTCAGGGTTTCCACCTAACTCGTATGACTTTTGTAATCCTGCTTTTAATAAAGCTTCTGTATATGCTCTATTTGTACCACCAGAAATAGCTGTTGCACCATTTCCAGTTGGAGTAGCAGAAGGAGAGCCATTCTTAGAAAAGTTATTGGCTGCGGTTGCACCGCCAGTACCAGTAATATTTCCACCGTACCATGTTCCTACACTTGCACTCTTTCTTGCAGCAGAACTACTGCCTGTTACTTTTGCTTGTTCAACTCCGACCATGCCGACTTCCATATCTCTTTTAAGAGCTTTGCCGACTTTTGCTAATTGATAAGCAAGTTCATCACCTCTACCTGCATTGTCAACTGATCTATCTGTGCCAGATACGATAATTGCTTCTGCTGATATTTGTGTTCTATTGTTAAGACGATCCGTTGGACTAATTGCTGTTCCTCCGTAATCATCACCTTCTATTTGAAAGTTGTTAGCTGCTGCTCTCAATCCATCAGTTTGCCACTCATGGAGAGTATTAGTAGCTGTACCTTTAGCTGCATTAGTCATAAAAGGAGTTTCAGTTGGAGAAATATTATAAATTACATCCGCTAAATCTTCTCTTATACCTACAGCATCATAGGTATCAAATGTGTTGCTCGGTTGAGCCATCGTAACCTCCGATTAATTGTTTGATAACATGGCAGACAACACCTTTTGTGCATCTTTCACATTACCAGATTTTTTCAATTGTTTCATGCGATCATTCACACGCATTTGCTTATCAGGAGATCGAGTATTGTTTTTACCTTCTGAAGATACAACACGATTAACAGTTTTAACTTTCTTATCACGCAATCCCTTTTTTTCTAAAAGTTGATTGTATTTCATTGCATCATGCAAAGTCTTTACTGCTCGGTGATCAACAACCATGTTGACTTCCTGCTCTGTGTAACCTTGCTTCATGGCAAATTCACCAATATCCTTCATCAACTTTGGAGCTTTTTGTTCATCACCGAATATCGGCATTAGTTCAATAAGCTTTCCTCGTTCATTTTGGATATGATTTTGATAAATCTGTTCCTGTTCTTTTCGTTGTTCCTGTGCTAACTTCTGTTTCTCTTGCTGTATTTGTTGTTGCAATTCTTTTTTGCGATCAAATTCAGCTTTCTTAACAGCATAGTCTGTAGGATCTGATTGAGCTAAAGCAACCCAATCAATATTATCTTCTGTTTGTAAATTTTGCTCGACTACTTGAAGCTTGTTCATGTAATCATCACGCATTTTTTTTACTGCTTCTTTGTCTTTGGAAATAGTGTCTAACTCTGAATCTAATATTTTTCGTTGTTCACTAAGTTCCATCGTCTTTCTGGTATAGTCCGATCCTTTAGAGTAACCTTCCTTCAACTCATCTAAGTTGACTTTTTGAGTTTTACCATTGATGGTAATATCAAATAGTTCTTGTTCGTTTTCCGTAGTGGTTTCTTCGTTATCAACTAAATTTTCATCAGAAATATCATCTACTGACAATTCATTATCTGCTTCCAGGTTGACTTGTTCAGTTTCTTTTACTTCTGGTTTTGGCTGTTCGCTCCTTGCAGTATTAATAAGGTTGGCGAATGCCTCTTGTGTTTCCTGTATCGAATTGGTTGGTTTAGATACAGATTCCGCTTGGGGATTGTCTGTCATAAAAACTCCTATTATTTTTTATTTAGTTTGCCTGTTTCCATCACAGACTTGATGTTCACTAAAAGTAGATCCAACATTTTACCCATGAGATAAATTTTTTCTCTACCTTCGGAATCTCGTGCAGGTGAATTTAAAAACTCAT